TACTGCAGGCGAGATTGAGGTCTATCCTGTGCCTGACGGGACATACACGGCGGAGCTGTATTATTACAGCACAATCCCCGCGCTGTCTGACAGCAATACATCAAATTGGCTGCTGCAATACTATCCAGATGCGTATTTGTATGGCGCACTGATCCACTCAGCCCCATATTTGAAAGACGATGCGCGCATTCAGGTTTGGGCGGCTTTGTATCAGAATGCAATATCTGCTATAAATGCAGAGAGCGAAGCAACGAAGTTCGGCGGATCTGGCCGACGCATGAAAATTAGGAGCTACTAATGAGCCTTAGCAACACATTCGAGACACGCGTATTGACATGGCTTTTGACTGGCGATGCCGTCACGCGTCCATCATCATTTTACGTCGCGCTATTCACATCAAACCCTGATGAGGATGCGTCTGGCACAGAGGTCAGCACATCTGGCACAGCATATGCGCGCCAGAGCGTATCCTTCACTGTATCGGGAAACACAGCGTCAAACTCTGCAGCGATTGAGTTTCCCACGGCCACAGCGTCGTATGGCACAGTCACGCACATCGGTGTTTTCGATGCGTCAACTGCAGGTAACTTGATTGCATATGCCGCGCTCAGCACAAGCAAGGCAATTGACACAGGCGATGTGTTGCGCCTGCCTGCAAATGATCTTGATATAACAATGGATTAACCAAGTGGCTGACGTAACGTACCGCAGCGCTTACGGCAAAGGCTTATATGGCATTGAGGCGTATGGCGTAAGCGGTGCGTTTATAGAAGGTCAGGCCATTGTCATTGGCGTCACATCAACAGCATCTGCCGTGCTGCGTGTGCGCCTTGCCGCGTCCATCGTTGCGTCTAGCTCAAGCAATACCTCTGATGCGCAGCGTGTGCGCGAGATCAGCGCAACATCTAGCATTTCTGCGTCTGCTGCAGGCTCAGCCCAGCGCGTGCGTGAGATTGACGCAACGTCATCTGCAAGCGCAACTGGTGCAGCATCTGTTGAGCGTGTGCGTGAGCAGAGCGCAGCAGTTAGCATTGCCGCAAGCAATACAGGCGCAATAGAGCGTGTGAGATTTGGATCTGCATTGGTTGCGTCAAGCGCAACTGCTGCAGCAAATGCTGTGACGGTCGTCAGCATTGCGCCAAGCGTGTCAATTGTTACAACAAATGTTGCAACGGTAAACCGTGTTCGGTTTAGCAGTGCTGCAATTAGTGCTGCTATTAGTACGGTTTGCAATGCGATTGAAAAGTGGGAACCAGAGGCTAGTACAGCCGAAGTGTGGACAGATGTTGATCCCGCAGCAGAAATATGGCAAGATGCAAATCAAGCAGCCGAGGTCTGGTCTGCCGTTTCCCCTGACAATTCGGAATGGACAACAGCCTCAGCAGCAAGTGAAACTTGGGCTGACGCCGCGTAAGGCTAACGCCGCATAGGAGATAGAGATGCCAACAAATACAACAACATACAGCTTTCAGAAACCCGTTGTCGGCGCAGACGAAGACGATTGGGGCGGATACTTAAATTCCAACTGGGACAAAGTTGATGACTTATTTGATGGCACAACTGCTATCACTGGCATTGATATTAATTCAGGCACAATTGACGGAACAGTGATCGGCGGTAGTTCTGCTGCGGCTGGTACATTTACAACGCTGACAGCCAGTACAAGCATTACTGGTACATTGGCAACTGCCGCGCAGCCTAACGTGACTAGCCTTGGCTCGCTGACAGGGCTAACCATTGGCGGCAACCTGTCAGTCGATGGCGGCACGATCAAGCTGGACGGGAACTATCCTACTGGTACAGGCAACGTGGCGCTTGGTGATTCTGCGTTGGATGATGGGTCGCTGAGTGGCGGTTATAACACGGCTATTGGCGCACAATCATTAACAGCTAATACTACTGGCTTTGACAACACTGCAATAGGCGATGAGGCAATGTTGTCTAACACAACAGGTTCTGACAACTCTGTTTTAGGGGTTAATGCACTACGCTTTAATACCACAGGCTCTAATAACGTTGCTTTAGGGGTTCTTGCATTACGCTCCAACACCACCGCAAGCAACAACACGGCTGTTGGATATCAGGCGGGGTATAGTAATACTTTGGGCTACAATAACTTGTTTTCTGGGGTTAGTGCGGGATACGATAACACAACTGGAGCCTTGAACTCTTTTTCTGGAAGCTACACAGGTGCTAACAACACCACTGGGAATTACAACACGGGTTTCGGCGCAGAGGCTCTGTACTCCAACACCACCGCAAGCAACAATACCGCTGTTGGTTATCAAGCTGCATACTCTACAACGACAGGCGCAACAAACACGGCTGTGGGGTATGAGACATTCTACTCTAATACCTCTGGAACGCAAAACGCTGCTTTTGCTGACCGTGCGCTAAGAGCAAACACTACGGGCAATTACAACACCGCTTTGGGTGCGCTCTCGTTATTCTCCAACACCACCGCCAGCAACAACACCTCTGTTGGGTATCAGTCGCTGTATAGCAACACCACTGGGTCTAGTAACTCCGCTTTTGGAATATATTCTCTTTACGACAACACAACTGGCACAAGCAATGTGGCGGTTGGTGCATCTGCTTTGGAGAATAACACTAGCGCTAGCTACAACACTGCGGTAGGCAACCTTTCTTTACATGTTAATACAACTGGCGCTGAAAATACCGCATCTGGTTATGCTTCGCTGTATCAAAACACCACGGGCAATTATAACACTGCTTATGGGCGCAACTCTGTTGTTGGAAACACAACGGGCAGTAATAATACGGGCATTGGCTATTATGCATTAGCTGCCAACACCACCGCCAGCAACAACACTGCTGTGGGCTATCAGGCGGGTTATACACTTAATGGTGGTGCAGAGCTAACAGCGGTAGGTCGCCAAGCTGCCTACTCTTTAACCACTGGCAGTGAGAATACTGCATTAGGTTCTATTGCTTTGTATTCAACAACTACGGGTAATTTTAACGTAGCCGTTGGTCGTCAAGCACTTCAGAACAACACCACCGCAAGCAACAACACAGCTGTTGGGTATCAATCGCTTTATGCTAATACGACAGGTAATCAAAATACGGTAATAGGTAACACTGCTGGTTATTCTGTGACCACAGGAAGTTACAATACGTTTATCGGAAGAGATGCTGGTTATTACATTACTACAGGCACCAAAAACGTAATCCTTGGCTCTTACACAGGCAACCAAGGCGGCTTGGACATCCGCACCTCAAACAACTACATCGTGCTGTCGGATGGGGATGGTAATCCTAGAATGCACGTTACAGGTGGCGGAGTTATCCGTATTGGTGAAGGTGTAGTCGGTCAGGCTGGGGGTGGCCTAGATATTTATCCCACTGGATCAGGTAATAACGGTTATGTTGCATGGAATAAGGATGGGGCCGGAGCAGGTGGTGGTACAAGAACTGCAATGCTTTTTGCTAATAATGGCACCACTGTAGGAAGTGTTCAGTATTCCAACACCAACACTTCTTATAACACTTCATCTGACCATAGGCTTAAAGAAAACGTAGTTGACCTTACAGGCGCAACAGAACGCTTAAATCAAATTCCAGTTCGCCGTTTTAACTTCATCGCTGAACCAGACACTACTATGGATGGCTTCCTTGCACATGAGGTTCAAGCCATTGTACCCGAAGCGGTTACAGGCACACACAACGAAGTAGATGATGATGGCAACCCTGTCTACCAAGGCATTGACCAAAGCAAGCTAGTGCCACTCTTGGTCGCTACAATCAAAGAACTAGAGGCAAGGATCACTGCCCTAGAAAACGCTTAATCGTAACCAGTCAGAAAAGGAGAAAGACATGACTGATACACCAACTGCGGAAGAAATCGCACAACACTACACAGCGATGGGTCACTCAGTTGACTTGCTAAACGCTGGGCAACCAGAGGGCATGGATGATGCTGAATGGGCTGACTGCGTATCACGCAACGTTGAGCATCTGAAAATCATGGTGGCCAAGGACTTCTGGACGACAGAAGATATGACCGCTGCTAATGCTGCTATTGCAGCTAACGAGTAAGGTGACCAACAATGGCAAAAGACGAAAAGAAAACCATTACGGTCAATGACGTTGAATACAATCTTGATGACTTTACGCAGGAGCAAGCCATCCTGCTAAACCATGTGCAAGACTTAGATCGAAAACTAAGTAACGCACAGTTCAACCTAGACCAACTTATGGTTGGCCGTGATGCATTCGTTAAACGGTTGG